TTCTATCATAAGGTTTATCCCAACTATCACAATGCCAATCATAATATTGATTTAATTTATATTTTGTAAATTGACAAGATTCACTAAAATCCCAATCAAAGTTCCAGCCTGCGTTTCTGTTTGCTTCGTGTACGTATGGGTGTAATTCTTTGTATATCCAAGTATCATTTAACCATACTAAATCAGAATTTCTTTTTCTTTTTAAATCTAATACTTCTTGTTTATTTAAATCTTTATCACCGTAACCACCTGTTCTAGCCATAACTTCTTTTTGTTGTAACGCATATTGTATTACATCATCACAAAATCTAGGTGTTAGCACACCAGTAAAATACCAGTAATAATTAGATATATTCATATGTTATAGTTTGCACAAAATTTAAACTATCCTTTTGATTATTAGTTAAGTAATACATATTAGTTGATGGAAACATTATAAATTTATTGTTTTCTAATGGTATATCCCAAGATCTACCTTTTCGTCTGTTATCTTCATAATGCACTTTAACCATACAGTTTTTAACATTAATACCATACAATAATGTGAAGTCAGGTGAGTTACGTAAATCCACAGGATCTATGTTTAATAAAGGAATAGTTATTTCTTGAGGTTTGTACATATTACCCCACGTTTCTTTGTTAATTAAATTAATACTATACTCAAGATTAATGTGATCTCGCATATAGGTATTTAACATATCCCAAGTTCTTGAGAATGGAAAAGGTGAGTCCGTAATGTTTGAATTTAATATATCTTGTTGTAAGATATCTCGATCAATGTCCCAATCTTTAGGCATTGCCACATCACCATAATATAATGCTTGTTCGCTTAATACTTTCTTTTGCATACCACCACCATTTTTAATCTATGCTAAATTATCTGTCAAGTCCCAAGATTGATTAGCTTCATTCCAGATATAAGCCCATCTGTGAGTGTTAGCTTCGTTTTGTGAAGTTTGCTCTGCAGTTAATGCAGGAGCTGCACCAATTGGTGATTCCCATTGTGCAGTTGAACTATTTTTCACCCAAGATGCGTAAGGTTTTTTAGGCCAAAAGATATTATTATCTTCGTCCCATTCATAACCTATGCCTGCATAATTACCTCTAAATGCTTTTGAGTGATCACCAGATGAATGTTTGTTACCTGATGTATTATAAGATGTTTGAATCCACATTTGAGCAGGCCAGTTGTTGTGTGTTTCTAACCACTGTTGACCTACTAATTCATCTTCAACACCATCAGCGTTTAACATCTTATCATTATCCATAGTTAACACTTGGATAACTTTTCCGTTAGCTCCTAGTTTTGCAAAATGTGCCATAATGTTTCTCCTTATATATTAATTTTAATTACCATTCAACTATTGAAATTTATATCTAATAATAACAATTCCTGAACCACCAACTTGCCCTTGTGCTCCGGGTCCGCCTCCACCACCTCCACCACCAGTATTAGCTGTACCAGCTGTTGATGAATCTGCTCCAGTTCCACCTGGTCCACCACCTACTCCACCACCTGCTGGTCCACCACCTGGGTTATTTGGTTGAACACTTCCTCCATAAGCTCCACCACCTCCACCACCAGCTCTTATTGTTGGAGTTGCATTAATTGAAGTTGTTATACCCACTCCACCTGCTGCGCCTGGAGATGGATCTGGACCTCCACTTCCACCTGCCCCTCCAGCTCCACCACCACCACCAGCTCCACCACCTGGAGTGCTACCACCACTGTTTCCTTGAGAAGGAGTTGTTGGAGGAGTATTTCCAGCACCTCCAGTTTGACCTGTAACACCAGATATAGATGGATTATGAGCTCCACCACCTCCAGATCCTCCAGGTTGTTGAGGACTTGTTATTAAAGCACCAGCTCCACCTCCACCACCTGTTGCTGTAATACTTGAAAAAACTGAACTTGAACCTCTTAATCCATAACTATATGGTGGGTAAGAATTACTAATTCCACCACCTGCCCCTACTGTGATTGGAAAACCTGTTGCAGTAACTGTAATTCTATTGCCTGGAGTAGGATAGCCATCTAAAGGACTAGCCGTATAAGGTGTAACAGGACTTTTTGATTCTCTAAAACCACCAGCACCGCCACCTGCTCCTCTTTCTGAACCTGCTCCTCCACCACCTCCAATTACCATGTAAGAAACTACATTATTAGCTGCGCATGTTGCAGCAGCTGAAACACAAAAAGTTCCAGGACCTGTGAACGTATGAATTTTATCATCACCAGAAGTTGAAATAGTACCACCTGTTGCTACTATTAAATCATTACCTCTAATGTTAGAAGTAGAGTCTATTACATTAATCCATCCTTGAGTATCATCTACATATACGAAATAAGCAGCTTGTCCCTCTGTTGATAAAGTTACATCAGCACTTACTCCACCAATTTTTTGCGATCCGTTAGGTGAAATTGTTAAAGCATTATTTTGAAAAGTTCCTGCATAATCAGCAACAGCTATTGATGATCCTGCTGTCCCTGCAGGTAAATTAAGTGTAATTGTATTACCAGATGTATTCATAAAAAATCCAACTCCAGCGACTCCTGCTACAGTTGAAGCTGTTTGAACAGTTGTATTCCAAGATACTTCACCTGTAGAACCAAAACCTGATGCAGTTCCAGAATTTGATATTGTTACACCGGAAGGGATTGTAAATGTATCTCCACTATCCCCTAATGTAGTTGTACCACACGCTGTTCTTGGACTTATTTTATTTACTTTTATTTCACTCATAATTTACCTATTGAAATTTATACCTTATTATTACTATACCAGAGCCACCTGATCCACCAGTGTTTCCTTGATATCCTGTACCTCCTGCACCACCACCAGTATTAGCTGTTCCTGAATTTCCAGTTGCAGATCCTGCAGCTCCGTCACCTCCACCACCAGGTCCACCTCCAGAAGCAGTTCCACCAGCATCTACACCTCCACCACCTCCTCCAGCATAAACTGTCGGGGTTGCATTAATACTTGTTGTTGCTCCTGTACCTCCAGGACCAGCAGCAGCTGGACCACCATTTTGACCTGCTTGTGTCGCTCCGCCACCACCTCCAGCACCTGCATAACCAGCACCTGTTGTTGAATTACCTCCGTTAGTCCCTTGGGCAGGAGTCGTTGGAGGAGTATTTCCTGCTCCTCCTGTATAAGTATCATTTGATCCACCACCTCCTGATCCACCATCACCACCATTACCATATTGACCACCTTTTGCTCCACCAGCAGATGTGATTGTACTAAAAATTGAATTGCTACCATTTACTCTTGTAGTGCTTGGACTTTGTCCTACTCCCCCTCCTCCAACTGTGATTGGAAAAGCTGTTGCTGTTATTGTAATTCTATTTGGAGCATTTGGTCTTCCATCTAAAGGACTAGCTGTATAAGGTGTTACCGGAGATTTACTTTCTCTAAATCCTCCAGCTCCAGATCCACCACCTCTTATACCTCCAGCACCACCACCTCCAGCAACAACTAGATATGAAACTTCGTTATTTGCTGGTGTGCTTGATATTTGTGAAACACAAAAAGTACCAGGACCTGTAAATGTATGAATTTTGTCATTACCAGAAGTTGTGATACTTCCACCTGTAGCAAGAATTTCTACTGATCCACCTGCTGTAAAATCATTTTCGTAAACTGTTTTCCAACCCACTGTTGAATCAACATAAACAAAAGTTAAACCTTGACCCTCTGTGCTTATAATTAAAACACCATCTGCGGATCCACCATTAATTTTTTGTCCACTTGCAGGGGTTACTGTTAAAGAATTATTATCAAAAGTTTTATTGTAATCTTGTATTGCAACTATTGCACCTGCTGAACCAGATGGCATAGTCATTACTACAGCACCTGATGTTGTATCAACAAAATAACCTTCACCGTTTACTGCAGTAAAATCCCCTGTCTTTGTAGTTGTCTGCCAATTAACAGTTCCTGTTCTACCAAATCCTGTTTGTGATGCACCTGATGCTAAAGCAATCGTATCACCACTAGCGCCAATAGTAATTGTATTACTATTCTCGTTAATAATGTTAGCACCACATTGGTTTTGTATGTTGTTTACTTTAATTGTACTTGTCATAATTATTGAAATCTATACCTTATTATTACTATACCAGATCCTCCTGCTCCTGATCCTGGACTTGGAGCACTTCCTCCTCCACCACCGCCTCCTGTATTAGCTGTTCCAGAACCTCCAACACCACTTGCGTTTCCAGCACCACCACCCCCTGATCCAGCTCCACCATTATTATCTGATGTACCTGCACCTACTCCACCACCGCCACCACCTCTTGTAACTGGTGAACCTGTTATTGAAGAAGCCACTCCAGCACCTCCATCCCCTGCATATGCACCTGGGCCAGGATCGGGTCTTTCAATAACATTTTGACCTGCAGCTCCTGCGCCACCACCACCGCCTCCAGCTGCCCAACAACCTGGTTCATGATTTCCTCTACCACCATTGTTTCCTTGAGGTGGGCTAACAGAAGGTGTGTTACCTGTTCCGCCAGTTCCTCCATTAAAAGGAGATGGATGAACATTACAACTTCCACCACCGCCACCACCAGAGCCTCCATTATTTCCCTCTAAAGGAGAGCTAGGAAAAGGTCCACTTGTTGCACCACCACCGCCACCTGCTGATGTTACTGTTGAAAAAACTGAATTAGATCCATCATTACCTTTTGCAGTAGGTGAAGTTTGTGAAGCACCACCTGCACCAACTGTTACTGGAGTACCTCCTGCTGTAGCTGCTAAATTAAAAAAACTTCCTGATGTTGCATTTAATGGACTAGCTGTATAACTATCAGAAGATGCTTTACTTTCTCTATAACCACCAGCACCCCCTCCACCAACTCTATCAGATTTTCCTCCACTAGCACCACCAGCGACCACTACATATGAAAATGTATTTGATCCTGCTGCATTACCAGTATTAGAAACACAAAAAGTTCCTGGTCCTGTGAATGTGTGCACTTTAAAATTTGTACAAACGGTTGTTTCAGTTCCACCTGTTGCCGCAATAAAAGCAGGTACAATACCTTGTTCAGTGTCCTCTGCATTTTGAACATTAATCCAACCTTTTGTTGAATCAACATAAACTAAAGTAAGTGCTTGACCATCTACACTTGCAAACACACTTGCGTTTACACCACCTATTTTTTCTGAACCATTAGGTGTTACTGTTAATTTATTAGTTTGAAAATTTCTTGCATAATCAGAAAAAGCAACTATTGCTCCAGCTGAACCTGCAGGTAAATTTGCTGTAATTTCATTACTAGATGTATCTACAAAATAACCTTCACCACTTGCTGCAGTAAAAGTAGCAGCTGTTTTAATTGATCCTGTTTGCCAATTTACTGAACCTTCTCTACCAAAACCTGTTTGACTAGCACCAGTTCCTAACTGTACAGTAGTTCCAGAACCACCGATTGTAAGAGTGGAACCACTTTGTTTATCAATTTCATTTACTTCTATCTTTGACATTATACTATTACTAAAGTTCCTGTTACTGTTATTGTACCAGGTATAGTAATAGGCCCTGCAAGAACACCGCTCTCAACAGTTTGTGTACCATCCATGGTAGATGCTTGATTTTTTATAAATTCATCAGGGGCTGTGCCGCCTCCGATGTATTGGATTCCATTTACTATCGCCGTCATAATTCCTCCTACGAACTAATTGTATCAATAAATGATGTAACAATATCTAAAGACGAAGCGGTATCACTTTGTGCTTTAAGTACATCACCATTTGCTAAAACAATTTTTGCACCGCCTTGAATTAATTCGATTGCAGAGTTTGGTGGAACACTTACATTTTTTGCGATGAAGTGATCATTTCCGCCATTTACAATCTGACAACTAGCCAAAACAGTAGAAGTTGTTACATTACAGATTCTGATACCTATAACAGCATCAAAGTCTCCAGCAGTAATTAAAGTCACTGGAGATGTACCAACGTTTCTTTGTAAATTGTTTCTAAAATCTTGTGCCATAATTTATTCCTTTATAACGCCACC